CCGAGGACCACCAAAATTTGGCGGCGAAATGTTTTGTGGACTTACCACACATCCGGATTCAAGGTACCGGTGGTTTGAAAACCCAATGCATGATGGGCAACATAAGCTTCTTACAGACAAATGAGAACACGAGGATTACTTCAGCCCCGTGGCGGGCGTGTGACGCCCAACTATGCCAACTGTATGCCTGGCAAAGGCAAGATAAGGACACTACGTGAGCGTCTATGTGTGCAGGGTCGCCCCTTGATCATCTTACATGCACATGATGTCATTAGGGAGGATAAACAAGCCTCCCCAAAGCCGCCAAAGTTAGACTTTGTACGCCGGGACACGATTGGCGAATATCGTGCCCAGCCCCCTCAACAGTCAGTCTCCTCATCAACGTGTGAGAACGGCGTGTGAACGCCACTCGATCCCGCGGTGATTTGACCAACTGTCTTGTGAGCATCACGCATCTGTTGCGCCAGCGCCTGCAGCATCTTCATTTCGTTGGGCGGCAGCCCGTCGAAACCATCGTAAGACGATGTTCGCGCAGTCGTTTCCGACAACGGCTCCATTGCTGGAGAGGAAGATGATTGGGAGTTGGCGAGTAAGGATGGGTGAGCCTGGATGGAGAGGTTTTGGGATAAATTGTCCAGCATAGGATATCCCGAGTAGCTCTGCGGTTCTGCATTGAGATCAGACAACATCTGACCGATAGGACCATCTGCGGGTGTCGCAGAACGGTGTCCCATGGTCTCGGAGACGATGGATGGCACGCTGGATGAATCGAAACCCGAAGGCCTCAAAGGAGCGAGCAATGCATCATCCCCGGGGATTGCGTTGTACTGAAGAGGGGCAACAGTGTGTCTACCGCTGGTGTCAATGCGGCCCGACTTCAAGCCAGCGGCCTTCGGCATCATGTGACCCGAATGAACAGCGCCGCTGCCTGAAGACGAACTCGCACTTGCCCCTTCCAACGTGTGGATCTTGTCCTGCATCCGCAGCATTTCCTTGTGCAAGATCAGCATCTGTTCCATACTGACCACGGTGGGATCTACACGTTGGTTGGAGTCAGCAGCAACCAGATCCGGCATGGATTCCAGAACATATTCCAGAGCCCACTTCGAATTTGACACTACAGTCGGCGTGTTGGCGAACACACAACAACGAATGAAGGTGCCCCACGGCACGAGACTCGTCTGCTTGATGCTGAAGACAACACTGGCTTGATACGTAGACTCGATCTCATTGTTGTAGATGCCCGAGCCACCGAAGAACGTGGTGGTGAATGGACGCACGAACATCAGGGGTGCACCGCCGGTCGCAGCACCAAAACAATCCGTGAAGAAGGGCGATTCGACGTTAGCACTGGCCCCCGAGTTGAGCATGTGAATTGACAAACCATCCTCATTGGTCAACGATGCATCTCTCGCGCGATATCCCGGACAATACTGCAGACTGTTGCACCACGTGAGCGTGACCTTCATACAGTAGCGACCAATCGGCAGAAGAGTCACATCCAATTCGTGACCGATCGGGAAGTTCGGGAAAGCACTCGCGATGACTTGTCTGAACGGTGGGATCACGAACGAATCAACTGGTCCCGCCAACATGCTGGTGCCGGGAAGGTATGAAGGCATCTGCATCCCCACAGCCGAAGTAGTGGACACTCCACCGACGGTAGGCATGCTGAGGTGAGCATAGATCTTGGCACCGGGACTCAGTGATTGGCGAATCATCGGCGTCTCGAATGCAATCACGTATGTAATGTGAAGCTGTCCGAGATCACCGACTGCTGCCATCCCCTCCGTTGCAACTGTGAAGTTGCACCAATCTGACAGTCGCAAATCCTCGTTACTGGTACTACCCGAGTCGTTCGTGCGCACATAATACGTGTTGTATGGGCGCATGGTCTTGTCACACTCGATCAGATGAGCGAGGTTGCGACTCGGCTTGGAACTGCAAGAATAATCACTGCCGAGCATCTCCTTCGAGTCTCGAAATGGCTTGCGAATCACATCGTACTGGCTCGCCATCATCAACGTTCCTGTAGCACCCGTGGCTGACATGAAATTCTCCGATGTCATACTTTGGAACGTGATGACGGCTCCCAACAAGCGATAGGAAGTGAAGTTGGGTGCGATGTTGCTGAGGAATCTACCCATGCTTGGAAGTCCAGGATTCAGTGCATACGTCTTGGTGGTGAAGTTTGTGGAACCGTAGATGGCCGACTCCATAATCTCCGAATGCGCGAACACAGTCCACTTACTGGTCGTAGCGAACTTGGGAATAGTGCTGCTCAGCATCGCTTCAGTAGCGTGTCCCGAAGCCGTCCAACCTTTGTTGAATGCTTCATTGCGCATCTTGTAGTCACCAACACCTGTGATAGTCTTGATACCCTTATGCGCCATATTGCCGAGAACGCCGCCAATGCCGCTCATCCCAAAGAGGCCACCAACAGCAGAACCAGCAGCGCGCCCCCAGCTTTTGCCATCGAACTGTGCCAATTCCCCCTGTTTGCGATTGGGCATGCTGAACTTTGGCTTGTCGGGTACGATGATCACCTGCTTCGCGCGGTTGCCCTTCTTCTTCGATGAGGCGACAATCCGCACTTTCTTACTGGATTTCTTCTTCTTGGTGGTGCCACCGCGCAGACGCAAGTGCAAAGTGATGAAGTCTTGATCTCGTAGCATGAAGGACTCACTAGGCAGCAATTGCTTGGCTCCATCAGTGAGATAGAAGTCCGTCGGTTCGAAGTTGGTTTGCACGCACACTTCACCATACAACTGCCATCCGTACACCTTCCCTGCATTCGTCACTAGCACAACCTTGATAGCGGGGATGTTCGGCATACGCACATACACCTCGATCACTTCCTCGACTATCTTCGGTCGAATCTTGCTCACTGCGTGCAATCCCGCGTACGCCGTGGTTGCAATGATGGCTGCAACCAAAGCGTTGGTAGCGGTATTGCCATTCATCGCATGCGCAGCGCGATTGCGTGCCTTACGCGACAGGGCCCAGTCTTTCCCACCCCAACCTTCAACCATCGGCCCATCTGGACGAGGCTCAGCAATCAGCAGTTCGGCGAGCATCTCGTTGCGACTCATGCGCGGGTCACATCCGTGATAATACAGCACTTCGCCGAGGCCACCACATTCCACCTTCATCGATGGAGTGGACACCGGATCACCTTGCACCTTCGGACCATCAGTATCACGCATAGCCATGGCAGTGAACGCGGGGAAATCAATGTTGTCGCCCAACTCCAGGGTCGCAAGATACTGATTCCAATCATCCATGGTGCTGACGTTCCACTCGGGATAGCGGTGGTTGATGGCTTCCCAGGTCTCAGTGGTACACTCACCACCAACACCAGAGTCCAGCTTGTGCACGAGGCGCGGAGGATATACTGCTTCGAACCCGGCAGTCAACTCGAGATATCGATCGAGCATAGCACGGATTGGAGGAATGTGACGGAACGCCTCATAGTTGCATAGCGCCGTACCACGCACCAACTGTTCCCTCTCCACATCGCGCGGGGGTTCAATGAACAGCCCACTGCGACCAGCAAATCTTCCCGGATTCGGTGTCAGACGATACCCAGTCGACGATGGGAAGCACGTACCGGAACAGAACCCAGCCTCTGAAGGATGATCGCGATACAAACCATCAGCGATCAACCCGAGTTTGCCCATCTCCAATGTCCAATCCACCACCAGCTGTGGAGCGTGCAGGAGCAGGTTGTCATCCCCCGCCAGGAACATCTTGACGAACAGCTTGGCATCACGAACTGACATACTCGATTTGCGGCACAGAATATATAGATGTGTGGCCGCATTGTGAATGCAGTTTCTCGAGAACGTGTCAGGCAGGCCTGAAGACTGATGCGCGAATTTCTTCACGGCCTTCAACGCTCCCATGGAATATGTGCTCGGGCCATACAGCGAACGCATCACCTGGCACGTCGCGACAGGACATCCGTATCGCGAATACACCTCGACGTAAGCCGTATTGACAGGACACGTGATTTCATTCATCGTCATGTCCCACGTGCCACAGTCGTCCTCGAGAATGCACCAGCCAGCAACCCAGTGGTTAAAGACAGCCTCCCCGATGTCGCCCATCTTCAGTTCTTGTCCCCCAATGCTGATGAAGTGATCGGGACCCCAGCACTTATAGAGCACTGCCTGGAAGGCAGCGCACCAGGGGCCAAGCAACAGCAGTGCTTCAGGGTGTGTAGGAAAGAACGGGCGATAGGCCTTCTCGGTCAGCCCAGCCGCTGATCTAAGAGACAATCCCTCCTTCTTCATGCACACCTTGCGACCCTTCATGATCTGTCTTAGCAGTCCAAGCGACAACTTCGATCCAGAATGAATCCCGCGCGACTTCATGTCCTCGTGCGTCTTACGCAACATGGCTTTCACCTCCGGTGCTGAACCAAGATTGTGCAGCCACATGAGCGTCTGCATGGGTCGCACCCTGCCAACTGGCGTACCATTCGGATACACCAGCAGCGTCTTGAAGGTGTTCGCATCGAGAATGAACGCGATGAAATCGGCTAGTGTCTCGAAGTCCCCGGTCGGTACAGCCTTGCACACGCGATGTTCCATGACGGCTAGTTCATTGGCGATCGTCTTCGCTGGACATGTTGGACGCACTTCTGCAATACCAAACCCATACTGTGCGACGCACAGACGACGGGACGCACTCCCAGTCTGCGGATATCCCATTGTGAGATCGTGCGAAGCGACGCACAGCGGGTCAGAATACAAACCATCCAGGCCAACTTGCTCGTCCTCAACCATCGACGACACGGACACGGCAACACTCGCACCGGCGGCGTACGACGCAACCTTGGTTGGAGCATTCTCCTCCCCAATGAAGAGGAGAGTTGGGCGTGGGATACGTGTCTTCGACTTATGCAGGTGCTTGTCCGACACGATACCGTATCCAGTGGCCGCCTTCGCCTGCTGTTGTCTATGCCAACGCACAATCTGGTGTACGGACTGCATCGCACGATACGCCTTCAGCACCGTCAGACGACGTCGAACCACACGATAGATACCGATGCACGCCACGAGCAACATGCCAGCGATCTTATTTACGCTAGCGTTTGTAGCCGGAACGGATTCCGAATTCCCCCCAGAAGCCCACACATCCAAGTGTGGAGACACGAATAGATTGTACATCGAGTGCAGTCCGATGGCGATGTTCAGTGGCATGGCTGCCCAGGCGAAATGCATGACAGAGCATCCCGCGCGGATCACCAGCAATCTGCGCGCTACAGCACCGCGCAACTGCAAGCAACTGATCATTGTCTGAACCATCTCCAGGAAGACAATGCCTGACGTCACCATCATGTCCATGCGCTGCGGTGCACCCCAGTGAGAGATATGCTTGGCCGTCTCCTCAAGAACCGGGTGGATCACACCGACCGTCATTGCCTGGAGAGTTTGCTGCGCAGTGACGCGAGTTTCGACCTTCATCTCGTCGAACTTCACTGTGAGTCCAGTCGAAACAGCTTCAGCTTGGTCTAGGAACGCTTCCATTCGAGACTTCGGCGCGTCCGAGACCGCAGAGACACTCATGGTACTGCGTGGCAAATCCGAACTCACACGACTGACGAGACGATTGGCGGCGTGATAGTTGCGAATCACACCAGGCGTGTCCAGCATCTCTGTGCAGGCTGACGTCACCATGTCACGGGCATCACGCAGACTCTTCGTGACCATCGTTGTCGTCAGAACGCACGCACTGCTCAATGAGCCCATATCGCGCGCCATCTTCTTGATCTGTCGCTTGGCGAATGCCAGCTCTCCACGCACACGTCCGGATTCCGCGAAGGCTCGGTTCGCACTCCATGTTGCAAACAAGCCGTACGCCAAGCAACCAGAAGCCAGACCAACATACAACTTGTTGTCGATGATGCTCTGTACAGTCTTACGGAAACTACGGAAGTTCCAGAAGTCTTTCTGCACGCCTGCGTTGTCGGAATTTGAAGGCATCTCGCAATACGCAACAAGTGTGGCATAGTGCTTATGCCACTGAATGCTCTTATTGGTCATGCGAAGATTGCCTGTCACGCGTACGCAACGCTGAGCGCCCACGTAGAATTCCGCCGCACTCATGGAACGGGGCGCATGGGTGAAGTAGACTCGCATGGCATCGACTACATGGGAGAGTAGGACAACACGTCTATCCTCTCCCCAGTCAATGAATGATCCGATCCCTTTGGCGTGCATCTTGGCACTCTCCGTCCCCGTGGCGGAGAAACTCATCTCCAGGCCCGCCCAGAATAGTGATGGGCAATAGTACGCTTTGTACGCACCACCTGGGACGTCCGGATTACCAATTGGCTCATACACGCGCAGATGCCCATTCTCCGGATTCTCGAGATACGGATCCTTGCGAATGCGGAACATGCTGCCATCGATGAACTCCGGATCGAGCGTGGGCAGAGCAACAGGAGGACAGAAGAAGTGTCGGTCCGGACACTCACGTCCAAGTCGACAAATCCCATTCTCACGCAGATCTCGGCAGAAATCCCGCTCAACTGCGGGTGGTTGCTCTTCAATCGGGTGATCGGCGACGAGATGAAACGGCATGTCCATGGCAGGAACATCCAATTTGGCTAGCGCGACACTCGCCGAATTGCCCTCGTGCTGTTTCAAAATTGATTTCAACTGCGCCTGAGCTTTCTGAATGTTCTCACCCTTCTTGTTGGCACCCACCACAATCGAATGCGGAGTCCCCTCCTCAGCCTTAGCTGCGGCTGCTGCTGCAACGAGTTTCTCTTTCTTCGCCTTTTTACCACATGCTTCATGACAATACGCCACCAGCGGGTCGTACTTCTTGCCATGCATGTCGATATCGGCTTGACACTCGATGCACTTGGGTTTGTTGCTCAGCCCGTAGGGATGTGCGAACTTACACTCCTTTCCGAACTTACACGCCCCCAATTTCGACCAGTTGTGGCACACTTTCGAAGATTTCTCGCTGCTTGATTCTGAATGCAGCGAGGGAATCATGTTGGAAGTGCCAACGGAACTGGCCGCGGTCACGTATGCATTTTCATGCGTGACCGGTGTTTTGACGTCATCCCCATGATCGTCACCATTTGCTGTCTGGGTTGCAAACCCATAATCCAGATCTTGGTATTCTTTTGGCTCGGCGAACTGAGCTGGGTTGGTTGAGACAATTGACATTTTTGAATAGCGGAGTTAGTCAATAGAATGGCACTACCGCATTGATCCACCCCGTAGGGTGTCTGCGCCACACTATCTATCTGTGAGTCTCTACCAACGTTCGGCACTGGGCTAACCCCCACAGTGGTCCACAAGAGGATGTTATCCATATTTTGCGGTTACATGTGACAGTTGATTGAGTCTCCCTGGGGAGACTCCCCTACCAATCGTTGGTGCTCATGCCCTACAGCGGGACATGAGGGGGCCCTGCATCGCAAACGGGCGATACAGGGAAGCTGGCCACCGAAGTGCCATGCCCCTGTGTTTTGCAACTAACTTCCGGGTGTGATGGAGCACACCAAAAGAAAAGTCCACTATGTTTAGGTCCACAATGTCGGGCTCCCGCCCTCGCATAACCCCCCTGCCCATCACGTGCTTGAGCTGCGGTGTGTGGCCGCTAAGAGTGCGCTGGGGTGCGCACAATGTGTCAGTTGATGGGTCCGTCATCCCAGGGTATCCCGTTAGGTGAATCCCGGCGCATTAACGATGCCCCACCAGATGGAGAAACAGCTCCACCATACTTTGCCCTTGGCCCTGGGCCGGCGACTCTGTCGCAAGGCTTTATCCCCCCAATACACGGCTCAGCCAACGCGGGGGTCCACGCCGGCATGCCAAGGTTCCTAAACCAGTAAATCCATATCCCCCATGAGAGGTGGGTGGCAACCGAGTGCCGAAAATTAATAACAATGCCATCATTTCATCGTGCGGTTCAAGTTATCCGCAACATCATTAGATGGTACCACAAGGCGTCTCAGCGACCAATTGGTCCCAGTGTAGGACTCGTTCATTCACTGGCTTGCAAGACTCGTCATAGGGCAAATCCCTCGGAGACAGAACGTCTGATTCGCGTTCTTAAAAACCACAAAACATCGTGGCCAAAACCCAT